ATCTGGTATCTCAAAAGGTAAAGATAAAAAATAATGGAATCTATTAAAAATTTTTTTAAAACGATACTTGCAAAAAGATGCAAGTGTAAAGATACTAGAAAACCATTACCTCCAGTCACAAACTGTATTAGATGTGGAGACTTATTAAAAGATTGCACATGCATGAGTCCAGTACTATGAATAAATTAAATAAAAAGAAAATAAAAAAAGTATCTAAAGCTTTGGTAAAAGCATCTAAGTTACATGCAGGTCAAGCTAAGGTATTAAAAAAAGTAATAAAGAAAAGATAATGGCTTCTGCAGCTTGGACTAGAAAAGAAGGTAAATCCAAATCTGGAGGCCTTAATAAAAAAGGCGTTGCATCTTACAGAGCAGCTAATCCTGGATCTAAACTTAAAACAGCAGTAACTACTAAACCCTCAAAATTAAAAAAAGGTTCTAAAGCCGCTAAACGTAGAACTTCTTTCTGCGCGCGTATGACCGGGATGCGTAAGAGACAGAAAGCTAGTAATAATACTGGTGAAGATAGATTATCTAAATCACTTAGAAAATGGAATTGCTAGTGAGAGACACGAAGTCTATAGAAAATTTTTTAAAAAAGAATCTTAAAGAGATAAAAGAATTGAGTTTATTTAGACACTTGAAAAAAGAAGTAGAAACAGGGGCTAGTGGAACTCAAGATTATGTGATAAAAAAAGGACCTAATAAAGATAAAATAGCAAAAAAATAGAAAGGGAAAAAATGGAACCAGAACAAGTATTAGCAAAATTAAGAAGAGCACTAGATAAAAGAGTCACGTTATTAGCCTTATCCGTTACATCGGGAGGGGTTGACAGTATGGAGACTTACAAGTATACAATAGGACAAATAAATGCACTGGAATCAGTGCGCCAGGAAATCATTAGCCTGCTAAACGATAAGGAAGAAAATGAACAAAGCGGAACAGTCATCGACCTCAATAGAGGTTCCAAAAACTAAATCAGCATTATTAGATAAATATAAAGAAGAGCCTGTAAAAGAAGTTACAGCGGAAACTACAAAATTACCTATGCCCACAGGATGGCGTATGTTAGTTCTCCCTTTCAGAATGAAAGAGAAAACTAATGGCGGAATTTTAATGGGACAAGAAACTATCGATAGACAACAAGTTGCATCGCAATGCGGAAGCGTTCTTGCTATGGGACCTGATTGTTATTTAGATAAAGATAAATTTCCACATGGTCCGTGGTGCAAGGTTAAAGATTGGGTAGTCTTTGCACGTTATTCAGGATCACGAATCGAGATCGAAGGTGGAGAAGTTCGTCTATTAAACGACGATGAGATACTCGCAACCGTACAGGATCCAACAGATATCCTGCACAAATATTAACATAGTAGAAAAGGAGTCACTATGCCAGAAGAACAAAAAAAATCACCAGGACAAATTTCGGTTGATTTAGATACATCAGGACCAGAGGTCGATGTATCTGTTGAAGAAGTAAAAGAGGAGTCGGTAGTTGATACTGCTCCAGAAAACACGGACCACGGAACAGAAGTAATACAGGAAACAAAGGAAGACAAGAAACTAGAAGATTATAGTACAGGTGTACAATCTAGAATTGCTAAATTGACTCGTAAGATGAGAGAAGCTGAAAGACGAGAGCAAGCTGCACTTCAATACGCCGGCGCTATAGAAGCAAAAAGAAAAGAGGATAAATCTAGATTTGATAAGATTGATTCTGATTACCAAACTAAATTTGAAACTAACCTAAAAACTGGACTTGATTCAGCGCAAAAAGATCTTGCACTGGCTATTGAGAATGGGGATGCGGCGTTACAAGTTGAAGCTAATAAAAGAATTGCTTCTTTAGCCTTTGAGAATGCTAAAGCAGAGCAACGTAAAGCAACAAGACCAGTTGAACAGGAAAAACCTGTACAACTATCTGACGGTGGACAATTACCAAAACAAACTCCAAGATCATTACCACAAGCTGATCCTATGGCGGAAGATTGGGCAACAAAAAATGAATGGTTCGGAACAGATAGAGCTATGACTTTTACTGCCTTTGAAATTCACAAGGATTTAGTGGAAAAAGAGGGATATGATCCTGCGAGTAATGAATATTATGAAGAGGTTGACAAAAGAATTAGAGTTGACTTTGGTCATAAATTTGGTAATAATGATATAAAGCAAACGAACAGGGCCGTTCAGTCGGTAGCTTCGGCTAACAGAAGCACAAAACCTGGTCGCAAAACTGTGAGACTCACTTCTTCACAGGTAGCAATAGCTAAAAAATTAGGAGTGCCACTCGAAGAATATGCAAAACAATTAAAACTCACGGAAGGAGCATAAGCATATGACAAAAGAAACAATAAATAAAACTTCTCGTGCGGCTAATACTAGGGACAAAACTGAACGACCTAAAGAGTATAAGCCACCTTCATCACTCGATGCACCTACAGCGCCAGATGGCTTTGTACACAGATGGATAAGAGTAGAATCAATGGGCTTTCAAGATACCAAAAATTTACATGGTAGATTAAGAGCTGGATACGAATTAGTGAGAGCTGAAGAGTATGAAGATTCTGACTTTCCAATAGTACAAGACGGAAAATACGCTGGAGTAATTGGAGTAGGAGGCCTTGTCTTGGCAAGGATACCCGAAGAACTTGCGCAGCAACGTCAAGAGTATGAAACACGACAAACTCAAGCTCAAGACGAAGCAGTAAACAACGACTTACTTAGGGATCAAGATAGAAGAATGCCGATGAGCGTCGAGCGTTCTAGCAAAAGCTTCGGTGGCAGCAAGAAATAAAATTCTATTTCTTTCTCCAACGAATAACATTAACCGAACTGGAGGCCACTAACGTGGCAGGTTCACTAAGGAGAAAAAAACATGGCAAATAGAAATGTAGCCGGAATGGGTTTTACACCTGTTAGTACTTTAGGCAATGCGCCTGCAGTATCTGGACAGTCAAAGTATAAAATCGACAATGGCAATGCAACTAACATATTTCTTGGCACGCAGGTTCAAACTGCAGCTGGTTATATGACAGTTGGAGCCGTTAATAGTAAAACTATTGGCGTATTCAACGGATGTTTCTTTACTGCGGCTAATACACAAAAGCCAACGTTTAGTAACGTTTATCTAGCGAACACAGCAACTGATGGCAATACCGACATTGATGCGTTTGTGAATGATAACCCTTTCCAAAACTATGAGATTGCAACTGACGCTGCAGTAGCACAAGCTGGATTTATGGAAACTTACCAGAGTAATGCTGTAGCAGGTAGTACGATTACTGGAAGATCATCACAAACATTAAACATTGGCGCAACATCAGCAGTAGCATCGCAATGGAGGCTATTAAGAGTAGCAGAAGACCCTGAGAATGAAGACATTACAGCGGCTTTTGCAAAAGTAATAGTAGTACAAAACCTTTGCGAATTTGTAACACCAAGTTAATCATAGAATAGGAGAATAAAAACATGGCAATATCAAGAGCACAACTCGTAAAAGAGTTAGAGCCAGGTCTGAATGCACTATTCGGCTTGGAATACAAAAGATATGAAAATCAGCACGCTGAGATTTATACAACAGAATCATCTGACAGAGCTTTCGAAGAGGAAGTAATGTTATCTGGTTTTGCAAACGCAGAAGTCAAAGCAGAAGGTCAAGGTGTTAATTACGATGAAGCACAAGAGACTTACACTGCTAGATACACAATGGAAACGATTGCGCTAGCTTTCGCTATCACAGAAGAAGCAATAGAGGATAACCTTTATGATAGACTTTCTTCTAGATACACAAAAGCACTAGCAAGATCTATGTCCAACGCTAAAGAAGTAAAAGGTGCAGCACCATTAAATAATGGTTTTGGTACATTTACATCTGGAGACCAAGTATCACTGTTTAATACAGCGCATACTACAGTTTCAGGTACGAATGTAGCTAACACTTTTGCTACTCAAGCTGACTTAAACGAAACTTCATTAGAGCAAGCGCTAATCGACGTAGCTGCTTTCACTGATGAAAGAGGTTTAAGAATAGCTGCTAAAGCGGTTAAGATGATCATTCCATCAGCTAACCAGTTCAACGCTGAAAGACTTATGAAGTCTCAAGGTAGAACTCAAACTGCTGATAATGATATCAATGCAATCAACTCAATGGGAATGGTTCCTCAAGGTTACAGAGTGAACAATTTCCTAACTGACGCTGATTCTTGGTTCTTAATTACAGACGTTCCAAATGGTATGAAGATGTTCTCAAGAACTCCGTTGACTACGTCAATGGAAGGAGACTTTGACACTGGAAACGTTAGATACAAAGCTAGAGAAAGATACGCGTTTGGCGTTTCTGACTATAGAGGTATCTTCGGTTGTAGTGGTGCATAATCAGTAAATAATTTTGTGGCCGGACATGTTTCGGCCACATTTTAATAAGAAAGTAATAATATGAAAAAATTCCTAGTAAATATATGGGCCTATGATCATCATGCAAAATT